TTTGACTAGAGACAAAGTATGGGGCGTTGCCACCAGCCCAAGCGGTGACGTCAGTCATCGACGGGTCAGCGTTGATTTCCTGACCCTTGCTTTGAACCAATAGTCTATCTGTAGTAATAGAGTTAGTAGCTATATTACCTGCTGTAACACTATTAGCAGCTAAATTACCTGCAACAATAGATCCTACACCTAAATAAGTTCCAGTATTAGCAGCTGTAATAGGATTAGTAGTAGTAACTGCAGTAAAAGTACCTCCTCCAGCACCTCCTAAACTTACTACTCCTGATAGATGGTTAAGAGTAACTGCAGTATTAGCAACTACAGTACCTGCCCCCGTACCAATACCTGTTATAGCATTGCCTGTAATAGTAATAGCAGTATTTTGAATTGCTTCAGTACCTGCTAAAGCCGCAACATTGGCAGGCTTAGTACCTACACCAGCCCAAGTAGCTGTGGTAGCCGCAGTAGCAATACCTGATTGAATATCTTCAATAGCAGGAGTCCATGCAGAGGCTTTATTACCATACTCACACTTAGGGTGCCAGATATGTAAAGTAGAAGCTGCAGGAATATTTAAGTCTACAAAGTTATAAGTAGCAAGAGAATAACTTGATACTACAATACCTTCGGAAGCAAAGTATTGCCAGGCTGTTGTAGATGCTATTGAATTTACTGTTGGAGTAACATCATTAACGTCAATATTACTTGTTAAAGTTCCTGTAGGAACTTTGTGCCATAATGAGAAAGAGTATGTATCATTACCACGTAACGCATTAAAAAATCTAGCGTTAACAGCGATAGTAGTTACTAACTGAATAGCATTACCTGTAGTACCATCTGGTAGTACCATACTTACTAAGGACATTGTAGTACCTACAGGTGCTACAACATTAGCTAGTTCAGAATTCTTAATAAAGTTAGTCCCACCAATATCTATAAGAGCATTATTGATACCTTCAGTACCTATAAGTGCTCCTATATTTGCTGGAGTACCTGAGATAGTAGCCCCCCACGCGGCTCTTCTACCTGCTTCAGAAGCTATTTTAGTTAATAGTATTTGTTTTGCAGTATATACAGCAGAAAAGTTAGTACGGAAAGTAGTACCAACTATAGTTGTATCCCCTGTTAAATTACTCCATAGTACAGGAGTAGTAAGGGTAGCTAGATAAGTAGTTAGATTAGAAATAGCTGTAGTATATGCAGTTCTTTCTGCAGTAATACTATAAGTAGCTGCTTGAGTATCAATACCACTTTGCTCGCTTGTAATTATAGTATAGTCTTGAATAATACTAGGTTTTTCACTAGGGCTAAGAATAGAATCACTAGCAATATTGGCTATAGCAGTATTAGCAGTATTAGCAGCTGTTTGTGCGGTACTAGCAGCGGAAGCAGCGGCAGAAGCAGCAGCGGAAGCAGCAGCAATATCGCTAACAACTTGTTTACCTGAAGTACCTACAGTCCAAGGACCTGGTATATTAGAGGAAGTCCCTGCTTCTTCTAATTGTATTCTACATGCAAATACATAACTATCTGTATTTGGTGAAACAGTATTATATTTTCTAAGTTCTATTTGAATAATAGCAGTAGTAGCAGGTGTATCAAACCAAGAGTAAATACGTCTATATCCCCCTAAGGCTATTCCTCCATTACCTTCGATATTACTTTCAAGTATATTTCCAAAGGAATGAGAAAGCATTGTACCCGCACTATTATACGCCCACATACCTATAGCTACACGACATCTATGTGAACCTACGTATGCACTAGCAATATAACGTTTATTTGGTAAAACAGATACAGCTACGGGATATGTACCTATAAATCCAGTTTCTAATCCAGCCGCAGTAATTAAACCACCTACTTGGGATAGCCAATAAGTATTATTACTTTCACCAGCACCATTATTAAGAGACCAAGAGGCTAAATTAATACCTCGTGTAATAGTACCTCCTACAGTACCACTATCTGCAGTTGTCCAACCTGTAATCCCATTAGCAAAATCTGCATTAGGACAAATATTAGTACCTAAGGCTAGTATATTATTATCTACTGAAATACCTGCTGTACCAATACCAGATAGTACTCCGTTACTAATAGTAATAGCAGGAATAGTTACAGTGGTAGATGCTACATTTACCCAAGCAGGTGCAGAAGTTGGTGCAACTATAGTACCTATTTCTAACCCATTTTCTGTACGTCTTGCGGCTGCTATACCAAATGAATAAGTATCTGCAGCACTAATACCTTCAAAAATAAAATAAGAGGCTAAAGTACCTGCTTCACAGGATAAAGAAGAATCTGCTAAAGTAGGTGCAGTAGTAGTCTTATTCCAATAAATAACAAAGAAATCCGCCTGTTTAGCACCTTGAGTATATGCAGCCCAGTCTAATCTAACATTTCTAGAACCATCACTATTAGCAGTAATAGTGATACCACTAGGTGCTACATTATTAGTAGGAGCACCAGTAACTCTATACTTAGCTGTACCGTAAGATGTAAATAAGCCATCTAAAGGTGTAGGGCTACCATCACATAATGTAAGCATAGGCTTACCAAAGCGTAAAGTATTTACTGCTGTAAATGCTGTAGCCTTATATAAACCATGTCTAAACTGTACATCAGTATTACCTGCATTCCAGTTAAAATTAAGTACTGTAGCTGCTATTTTTTGGCCTGTAGTAGAATCATATAGGCCCTGATCAGAAATAGTAGCAGTTGTAGTACCTGTAGGATATATATAACCTACTAGATAATACCATCTATTAGTAACTACCGAACTAGGAGTTAATGCAAATAGAATATAGGGGTTGGCATTAATAGCAGCAGTATTAGCAGTACATACGTCTGCACTACCTGCAATACCTACATAGATTTCACAATCCCCAATAGTTCCTGCTGTAAGCTTAATAGGTATAATATATCTATAGGTAAGGGAATCTTTAATAGGAATATTAGGAGATAAAGGACCTCCTTGCCAACTAGTACTACCTATAGTGCTAGAAACCTGCCATACATTTTGATTTTCTCCTGTAGGCATTGCATCTAATACTTGAGTATATGATGTACCTCCATAATTTGTCCAGCTATTAACTCCCGGCCCCCAATCGCTAGTATTAAGTAGATTACCACTAGAAGTACCGTCAGATACTACTGGTATAGTTTGTTCATCTATCTTAGTAGTATTGTCTGCTAAATATCCTGCAATTCTAATACTAGTTACAGCATTACTACTGGGAGTATAGGTAAGAGCTGTAGTAGTTACTGTAGTAGAAGTACTAGCAGTAAGTGATCCATTTTCATAAACTTTAAAATGTCCTGCATATGCTGTAGGAGTAGCTGTACCTACAGCACTTAAGGTATTAGCAATAATAGAAGTAGGATTAAATAGCCCTGTAGCGCCTTTTTGTATAGCAGCTGCAGATACATTTAACCAATATGCTGTGGCACTTGCCCCTACTGCACCGCTTGCACCTGCTTTAGCCTTAGTTACAGTAAAACGTTTAAATACTGTACCATATCCAGAACGTGTAGCCGTAAAATCTACATAACCAATATCAGCAGATAACGCCGTTACAGTCTGAACTCTGCTAGAAGTTGCTTCAGTACATGTAATATTAGTTTTTACAACTGAAAAAGTCCAATTAGTTGAATCATCTGTACCACCTAGGTATACAGACATTGTAGTAGATGCACCTGCAAAAGAAGTCACAGTACCCGCAGTATCCGCAGGTACTAAAGCTGCATCATTAGTCAGAACTCCGGTAATAGCATTAGTCCCGTTTGTAGGATACCAAACATACCCATTCCAACTATATGAAGTTAAGGAAGAGTCTAAGTATGTATCATACAGTACTTCATCTGGCTGTACATTATTATATGCGGCTAAACCAAATAGGAATAACCCAGTACCGTCCCCTATGAATACAAAAGTACCGCTAGAATCCGTCAGCTGTAACTGAGCAGTTGCTCTAGTTTCTGCAGCTGCAGTAACTGTAAAAGTTGCACCAATAGTTACTTTCCACCAACCATTGCCTATAGCAATAATTTTAATAAAATAATTGCTCCATCCCGCGCCCATAGTAGGAGCAGCAGCAGTACCTGTTAGAGGATTAAATACATAGTTAATATAACTATTAGCAGTTCCTTGTGCTCCTAAAGATAAAAGTATTTTATAAGTGCAAGAAGGACCTGACTTAACGTATATAGTTGTTTGATACTTATTACCAGAAGCAAATGCAGGAGACGAAGTAGCTGTAGCTACTTCATAGAGTCCAAAATAATGCTGATTACTAGTTGCATCAGGAGTAAATAATAGAGCACTATTACCAAAAGGATCTAAAATAGTACCTGATATAGTTCTAGTAGTATTAAAAACATTTACAGTATCTAATTTAGGATATATATTAGACCAAGGCGCACCTACAGATTTAAACTGTTTTGGGGGACGTAAAACACGAGTACGAGAAGAATCTTCTAATATTAAATCACGTGTATTTATAATAGTTGCCATTAAATTAATACCTCTACTTCTACTTGTGATGTAACCCAATTAGGTGTTAAACTAACTACCTGACCTAATCTACCCGCACCACTATTATTTAAATCAAATCTATAATGTCTTAAATAGATCTGCTGTCCTAGCCTCAAGCTAAGTAGTACATATGTACCTGTAAATTTATAAGTGTATCTTTGAACACTATAATAAGTTACTAATCTAGTAGCTTCTGCTAATGCATCTGCGGAAGTTATTAAATATGTATCCTTTTGTGCCGGATCTATATCTAAACTATAATTAGCTACCATAGTAGGACTAGCTGTATAGGTGCTAGTTAACCATTCTGTAGCTAGCATATCTTTATGGTCTGCAGGTATAGAAGTTAGTAACCCGTCTTGTACTGTCCAATTTCTGCAATATCCTAATTTTACTGCACCTGTAAAGGGCAGTTTTGAAGATATAGCAAAACTATCGTACAACATATCTGTTTCATCTACAGGGATCGTACTTGCATAACCAATAGTAATGTTAGCAGTATCCTGAGTTTGAGGTATGCCTACACCATATTGTATTAATTGTAGCTTACCTTCTCTACTAAAGTATATTTGTGAACCTATACTTGCAGCCAATGCCTGGCAAATAGATAGTACATTTGTAGTATCTGTGATAATAATACCTACAGGCTTATTATTAGAAGTATTAAAAGCATTAAAATTTACTAAATCTATATCTGCTGAAGTTAAGCGAGAATTAGCTTTACCATATTGCGTAACTATTACTGCAATTATATTTGCAATAGAATTAGTATATGCTACACTAGATGTACCAGTAGTAAGATTTATAGTAGACTTTTGTCCTTGTACAGAAACAGTAATTGCACCTGAAGGAGGATATGTAAGTATAAAAGTACCTATAGTTAAATCTACAGTAGCTCCAGTATATACCGCACTACCTGCTTGATACACTGGTACTCCATTATCACGAATTTCGATAATACTTTCTATTAGCCCATCATGCACCATGTACTTACCACCGCCAGAATTGGGGTCTATAAGTGTAGGAGTCATATTAAATACTTCTCCAAAAACTAATGGTTTAATAGTATCCGCAATTTGCACATTATTAACCCAAGTCCCTGTAGCTGTACCGAATTTAGCTTCAGTTATAGGACTATTTAGTCTTTCAAGTTTATCTCTTAGAGTTATATCTACTACACTACGTTCAGTAGATACGATATCACCAATTATACCATTAAATAATAGTTCAAATTTAGTAGTACTAGTATTAAAATCCGAAGCTACTGCTGACCAGGTAGGATCACCTAAATATATTTGAATAGGTTTGTTTACCCAAATATATTTATTATTACTTAAATAAGCATCTAGTTCACCATTATGGTTTGCTAATCTTATTCCTCCGAAGGTCATTGAAATACCTCCATCCGAAGAAATAGATTCAGTTAGACTTACGTCCCCCATAATTATAGGATTAAAAGAAATTAAAGCGTCTGTAGTACTAAACCCAGCATTAGAAAAATATACTGGAGTAGAAATATATGACGTACCTAGTCCACTACTATCATATAATATAGTAGCTACAACAAAAATTGATCGAATAGAAGAAGGATCCTCTAACCAAGCTTGTGAATAGGCCGAATATGCCATAAGTTATCCTTATAAAAACCCCGAGTATATAACTCGGGGTTTCTTTATTATACAGATGCTACTGTACCTCTTATTACAGGTTGGTAAGTAACTCTTCCCGCGGCTATTGCTGCAGGAGTTTGAACAGCTCCAGCTACAGTATTAGCAGCATCTGCTGTTGCTACTACATTAGTACCTATAATTGCTGCTGTTTGTGCAGCCTGTTCCGCTCTTAGAGTAGTTATTTCATTAGACATAGTTTGTACTTGTAAAATTAATGCATCCATTTGCATAACAATAGTAGTTGTATTATTAGTATTATCTGCTGTAGGTCTTAAAGTATTAGCAATAGCTTCTAAGTCTGCCATTATATTAACGCTAGAAGCATTAATAGATGTTTGTACTGCAGAAGGTAGAGCTGCTTGAGCTAATGCTGTAGCAGTTTGTGCTGCATTTAATTGTACTAACAAACTTGCTGTAGTATCTGAAGCAGTTACTATACTATCTAAGAATGCTGTTTGACTCTTTAACTGGGCTAATTGCATTTCTGCATCGCTTTGTTGCACAGCCATTGTATTTGTAGTCTGATCTAGTATACCTGTAATATAATTAAAATCACTAGTATATTGAGCAGAACTCGCGTACATTTGTTGAGAATTCTGTAGGAAAGTATCGGCAGCACTTGATAGTGAATCAATAGCTGCTTTTTGAGTAGCTTTTTCTACATCAGTAGTAGCCGGGGCTTGAATTTGATCAAGTAGTCTACTTACCTCAGTTTTAGCATTAGCATACTTTTGTTGGTTAGTTTGAGTGGATGACGAACCACCAAGTAAGGCTGTTTTATATTTCTTAAGTGTATCTATAGAAGCCTTAACACCGCTAATAGTAGTTTCTAGTGCAGTAGTTTCAGCATCTCTTGCTTTAGTTAGTTTATCTAAAATACTAGTTTCATCATTTAAAGCATTAATATATTCCTGTCCTGGACGAAGTCTATCATCTATAGCAGCCAACTCAATTTGACGCTGTAAATTCAATGCTTTAGTATCATTCTTTTGTGCTTTAAGAATTGCAAGATTTTGATTAGAAGCAGCCATATAGTCTTGTATAGCATACATAGTTCTCTTATTTGCTATTAAAGCTGCAGCTTGTTCTGCAGGATATAAAGCAAGTTGGGCTAGTTCTTCTTGTCTTGCTAGTAATGTAGATTTATATATATTACCTAGAGTCTTTTGAATATCAACTTCGTCGGATAATAGTTTAGTTCTTAAATCTTCTACAGTTAAAGATTTATCAACTGCTGGATATACTTTAGCAAATGAATCTGCTACATCCATTAAACTTTGATAAGTAGATCTACCTGTTTCAGTAGTAAGATCTAGACCTAGTACTAAGTCTTTAAATTTCTTACGAGTATCAATACCTGTATAACCTAAAGTCTTAAGACTATCATTTACAGAACTTTGAATAGGAGCTAAGCGTTCTGCTTCTGTTAAAAAGTTATCATTGAAGTTTTTAGATTGGCTAATAAAAGTTTCTAAACTACCAGCGGCATTTACCATTGCTTCGGAAATATTGAATGAAATTTCTTTCATTGCCTTATCTACTACTTCTGTAGAAGGTTTAATGGTTCCTAAATTGAATCCAAAAAACTTTATAGTCTTAGTTAAAGATTTTTCAACTTGAGCTTTAGTACCTGATAATTCCAAAGCAGTATCAATAGTAGCTTTACCCATGCTTTTAAGAGCTAGATTAACTTTATCATTACTATCAATTACTCTAAGTACTGTTTGTAAAGGAGCTTCACCAAATTTACGATATTTTTCTGCTAGAGCACCTACTAAGTTATTAGCAGCTTCATCTAACATACTACTAATAACAGCATTAAACTCTTTATCAAAAGCATCGCCAGTAAGACCGCGTAAACTAATAAGTTTATCAGGCCCGACCTTAGATAATACATCTAAAACATTCTTTTCAGACATACCTATCTTTTTACCTATTTCCTGGAATGCAGTCGTAGCTTTACCAAAAATATCTTGAATATATGTTTCTACACTAGTACCTAAAGCTTGAAATTCCGTACTAAGATTTTGATTTCTACTATAAGTAATACCGAAAGCACTCTTTGAAGTTTCTGTTAGTACATCTTGATATGCTTTACTAGAGCCTTCTACACCCTTAGCAAGGTCTAGTATAGATCCTGTTAATTTAATACCTGAATCTGTTATAGAAGTACTAGATTTGTTACCAAAAATACTACTAACAAAAGACCCAATAACATCGCCATTTAATAACTTTTTATAAGTATTAAGATCTTTACCACCACCGCTAGATGCTGATCCTTCAATTGTATCAGTTAAAGAACCTGCACGTATACCTGGTATAATATAAGCAGCTACCGCAGCTTTACTAACACTTTGATCAATGCTGGTTAATAGTTTAACCATACTATTACTATTTGAAAGCCCTTCTACACTAGTAGCTTTCATTGTTTCTAAGGACTTTTTAATTGATTCAGATTTTGCACTTGTATCACCAAAAGTACCATTACCGTTATCAACTTTCTGACCATTAACAAAAGAAGTTCCAGTACCTTGAGTTTCTTGGCGATCAGCTGCAGTCATTCCTGACATATTAACCTTCTTACCAGAATTACCCATTATACTTGCCATGATCGCAATCATAGCAGCACCCGCAACGATACCTACAGGCCAAGGAGCTGCAAAAGCACCAGTAATAGCTGTAATAGCATTACCTCCTGCCTTAGTCATAGACTGGGCAACTGACTCACCTGCTACAGTCCATCCCATTATAGTTTCTTTTGCCCACATAGCTAATTTAGCAACGTGCATAGCCTTTTCAATTCCAGCAAAGAGTTTATAAGCTCCTGTCTTTTCATTGAACATCTTCTTAGCACTGCCTGCCATCTTAGCGTCAGCATCTACAACCGTTTTAGCATGTTGTAAGTCTAATTGAGTACCTTTTGCTTGTGCAGCATTTAAACTATTAATACCTTCCTCTTGCCCAATAGTACCATCCATTAATTGCTGAGCAATACTAGCCTGCTCTGCGCCATTAGATGCAGAAGCATTGGCGTACTCTTTATTAGCTTTAGAAAGACCTGTAAAGGAGGCAGTAATTTCACCTAATACAGAACCAATAGTAGACATACGAGTTGCAAAATCACCAAATACATCTGCCAGTACTTTAATAGTATCTGACAGATCTGCATTTGCTATTTGCTGAGCTTTAGTAGCTTCAATATTTTTAAGCTTGGCACCTGTTTCAGCATTAATTTTATCAACTTGACTATTATAAGTAGACTTACTATCATTAACTTTCTTATTAAATACTTCACCTACAGCAGCATTTGCAGCACCTTGTTGTGCAGTAGGTAGTGTAGCAGCAGCAGCATATCCTGCACTTGCTTCAGCACCTGCAGCCATTAAACGCTTCTGGTTATCGGCTCTAGCAATATCCATTTGCATTAAAGCTGCAGTTTTAGTCATTTCAGTATCTAGAGCAGCTAGCTTAGCTGCAGCCATTTGCGCAGATAATACACCAAATGCCTCTTGTCTAGTAACTTCATCTTTATCTGCACCTAGTCCAATAAGTTTAATATCTGAATAAGTTTGTTCTAGAGCTAAAGTTCTATCTATTTCTGTATTAACAAGTCCAACACGTACTTGCATTGCTGAATTATCAGAAATAATACTTGCTAGTTTATCTCTTTCAGCAATAATTTCTTCTGTAGTTTTCTTTTCTTCTTTTAGAGCAGCAACATTAATCATGTAGTTCTCTAGAGTTTTAAGAGAGGCTTTTTCCTTGCCCATCTGTAATACTCTTTCTTCTGCATGTTTAATTTGCTGGTTAATACTTTCTAATTGTTTTATCTTTTCAGAAGCACGTTGATCTATTTCCATAGTCTGTCTAGTTATTTCTAACTGAGCAGACATTTCAGGAGAGATAGCAGAGATAGTACTTAGAGTTTGTAAGACTACCGCACGTCTATCTATTTCAGCTTGAGTAATTTTATTAGCTATAGCTAGGGTTTCATCTAACTTAGCATTTACACGTTCAATTTCAGCAGTTTTAGTCTTGGTATTAATACCAACCATACCTTGCTTATATCCTTGCTCATTCGCTGCGTAAGTACCTACTTCACCCTTAGCTCCAACACTTAAGGAAGCATAAGATTGTTTACCTCCAACATATCCTTGAGCACTTTTGTTATCCGCTTGTTCTTTATAAAGATTAGTAAGAACACCCATAAGGTTTTCTTTTTCCTGAGGGCTAGCACCATCAAGTTTCTTTCTATTTTCAATTAATGCTTCATCAATCTGCTTAGCTTTAATAACTAGATTATTTTCTGTCATTGTCTTATTAAGAGTATGCAGAGCTTCTAAGTTATTACGTTCTACAGCAATTGTTTCTTTAGCTAACTGGAATTGAGCATCTGCTGTACCAGTACCTGACATACCGGCAGTAATAGCTTTTCTAACATCTATAGAAGCTAATTGTTTGGCATTATTAAGTGCAAGATCCATATATTTACGGCCGTCCGTAAAGAACTTATCCTGAACACTTCTAATACCTTCTAGTAGAGCAGTTGTAGCTTCTTTATTTTTGGCTATTAAAGCTTTCTGAGCTTCTATACCTGCAGATAAGTCCTTACTTTTAGCAGATTCAGTATTAAAAGTACCTGTTCCATTATCACCTTGTGACTGTATAGCAATATTAGCTTGTTTTGATTCTTCTTGTGCCTTAGCTTGTAATGCACGTAAAGTAATTAAAGTAGTTTCATAATTTTGACCTGCCTTATCTAGTGCTTCTATACCAGACTTTGCATCTAAAATAGATTTAACAGAATCTGGGCTCATTACAGATAAAGTGGCAGTATCTTTTAACAATTTATTAAGTGCTGTAAGAGCTTCCATAGGATTCTTATACAGATCTTCAAACTTAACAGCTGCTTGTTCTAATGCTTGACCTAATTTAAATACGTTATCAGTAGGCATTAAAGTATTAAGATACGCAGTGTACGTAAGACTTAATTTCTTCATTGCATCGTCAAAACCTTGTAAAGAAGCAGCAGCCTTTTGAGTAGATGTATTAGCAATATCTACTACAGCTTTAACTGCCTTACCTTTAGCTAATAGTTCTTCTGGACGTATTGCTGAGGCTGCAGCCTTAATACTTTCTTTAGTAATAGCATCAGTGATACCAAGAACTTCACGTAAACTATCTTCTGCTTTTTGTTTTGCAGGACCTTCTGTCATGGCACTTAAAGCAGCCATTACTGAATCAGTCATACCTTGGGCAAATTTTTGTTCTACACTATTACCAATAATACTAGCGAAGAAGTTAGTAAATCTATCAAAACCACTACTTTGTTGCATAACCTTATCAAAGGTTTCTACAACTTTAGATAGACCTTCTGTAGCTCCTGAAGCAGCATTAGCACGTGCAATATAAGTATCAAAGTCCATACCTTTAGTACTACTTTGATGCGTAACATTATAAAGTACGTCTCCAGTCAATTTAAGATTAGAAGCAGCACCTGCTATTGCGTTACTATATTCTTCTAATTGCTTAGCATTTGTAGACCATTTACTATCTATTATATCAAAAACTAAAGCAGCGGCAGAAGCTACCATACCTAAAGTACCTAGGCCGCTTACTAGACTAAGTACACCCTTAACAGCAGTACCTGCTACTAGTTTAAAACCTTCTAGGGCTGCTGTAGTACCTTTGAGTTTTACATCAGTAATAGTAACTATTTCAGGTATCTTCTGCCCATTTTTATCTACCTTATCTTTACCTAATGCATCTTTCTGAGTTTCGCCAGTGGCAACAGGAATAGAATGTACTTGTTTTCTAGCTTGCCAAAGATCTACAAGGCCTTTCTTTAAAGAGCCCATATATCCAAGTTCTTCTGCTGCTGCTGCTGCATTGGCAGTAATTCTTTTAGCTACAGCAGTACTAGCTTGATCTTCGAATACTCTATTAGCTTTCTTTTGTGCTACTGTAATAGCATTAGCAGATTGAGTTGCCTTATCTTTGGCCACTTGAGCTACAGTATTTTCTCTTTCTGCAGATTGCCAATTTCTTAAGCCATCTCCTAGTTCTTTATAAGTACCTGCTACCTGAGTATTTTTAGCAGCTAAACTATCTAGATAAGCTAAATCTTCTTTAGTAACATCTACGTGACTTTTACCTAAAATACCTTGAGTGCGAGCACTAAGTTTATTTTTACTAATAGCCTTAAGTTTATCTTCGGCAGCTGAAAAGGCAGCTAGTTTTGCATCGGCTTCTGCTTCAGCTTCTTGCTGAATAGCTGCTGCTTTATTTGCAGAGATTTGTTTAAATGCAGTACTTTTTAAAGCACCTTTATTTAAAGATTCTCCTGCTGCTTTTTCTAAAGCATCTTTATACTGTCCGATAGCAGGAATAGCTTGCTTTAAAAGCATGCTTCCTATAGTACCAATAACAGTAAGTAGCGCAGTAGGGCTTTGAGCTAAAAATCCTACAATAGGATTTAGTACGTTATTTACTAGAGTAAGACCAGTTTGTGCTAAATTATCAAAAGAAGCAGACAATTTAGCATAGGGATTAATATCAATATTAATCGAACTAAACTTATCTTGGCCTTCTTTAATTGCCGCATTAGCAAAAGCTTGACGACGTTCAAATTCTGTTAAAGAACTTGCAGCACGACCTGTAGCCATAGAGTATGCTTTAACAGCTGGTTCAATTCTGGTATACAAACCTAGTTCGTCCAAAAGTTCTGGTTGCATTTTAGCGATACCAGTACTTAGACGTTCATATGAGTCGGACATATTACGACCAAGCGCAATAGAGGCCTTTTGAGCTACTTGACCTAGTTCAGCAATTTGCTTAGCTCCAAGACCTGCAGCTGATGCTTTAGCAGTAGCTCTCATAGCGTCTGCTAGAGAAATAGCACCATCAGATGCTGCTACAAGTTGTTTAGCAGTAAAAGATAAATTCTTACCGCTTGCAGCACCTAATTGATCTAGGCCTTTAATTAAGTTAGCTGTATCTGCTGCTTTTGATAAAGCATTAAATGCTGCTGAAACAGCGAATACATTAGCCGCAAAAGTAGCGTACACACGTACTAAACCACCTAGGCCTTGTGATTGCTGGGCAAAGTCTCTACCCGCTGCGCCAGTACCTTTAATAGAACGTTGAATACCGTAATCGATATTTTCCTGGGGAGTAGTAGCCATTTCTCTGGCTTTACTAAGCGTAGCAGAGCCCCCACTAGGCTGTGACTTTGCAGAAATCTTATTAGTGGCTGCAGCACCGGAAGACATATTAGTATTGAATTCTTTAGCACTTTTAACTAAAGGATCTAGACCAGCAGCTTTTACTTGTAGTAGTAAATTTACTATATTAGACGCCATAGAATCTCCTGGCTGTACAAAAATTTAGATGTGTTATCATCGACCACATGATTATATCATGAGGGATAACTAATGTCAAGCATTATTTTTTATAGGCGTAAAAAAGCCTCCCTTAGGAGGCTTTAGGCTTAGAGTCTTTAATACTCTTAGCGCGTATACGATCAATATGCATAATCAATTCGTAAATAGCACGTCTATCTTCATGGTCTATTTCATAGATATTTAATATATCATTGAAACCTGCCATATTTTTTCCGATATAGTTGCCACCCATGTAGTCCCAGGAATCCTGCAAGTTATTATATATACGCAGCGCTTCCTGCACTTCTAGAACTAAGTCTTCAAACTCTACTGGGATTTCTTCCTCGATAGGTTCTGTACCCATCATTTCGCAGAGTTCGAAATAAACTTCTTTAGTCATATTAACAGAAGTATTCTGAAAATATGACTCGAATTGTTTAATTACTTGGCTACGCTGGGTTTCTGAAAGTTTCCCAGTTCTGTAACCTGTTCGCTAATCCAAGCATCAAAATTGCTTGAATTCTTCATAAGGAAAAGAGCATTTTCATCAGTGTATGCTAGTTCCGCTTCTGGATCATTACCGGCTAGTTCAACAGGAGCAAGTTGCTCTACATACGCTAGCTTTAATCCTGACCAACCCTTAATACTTGCTGCGACATATAGTTGTAGGAATAGGTCGTCATTAAGTTCATCAACAGGCTGTCTATTCTTAAATACAATCTTAGTAGACTTCTTACGAATACTCATAAGAGTTTCGCGAGATAGGAAAGATAGATTTACTTTAAATCCTTCAAATCCTGGGAAATCTACTTCTACCTGCTTGCTAGGTACTAGAAGTGACTTAAGTGACAGGGAAGTGGTCTTTACGTCGGTCATGGAATTTATCCTTGTTGTGTATACAATATAAAAGAAAAAGAGGACGCGGTGCGCGTACCGCGTCCTGTAAACTCTAACTATTAGTTAGAGAAATAACGAATACGAAGATCGTTAGTAGCTTCGAGGTCATAGTTAGCAGATGCAGTACCTTGTAGAGCATCAGCACCTTGAACTGTGAAGTTAATCGCAGTAGAGATAACAGCTTGAGCATCTAAGGTAGGAATCTGGATATTAGCACCATTGGCTAGTAGTTCAATACGTGTAGCTGCTGATGAGCCACCAATATTAATAACCATACGATATTCAGGTTCGATAGTAGTAGAAGCTACTGCTAACATGTCTGACATTAGCTGCCCACTACCAGTACCTGAGCGTAGATACGCATTTAGAGTACCTGTAATAGCACGACTACCTGTATAGTATCCAATAGGTTGGTTAACAATACCTAGTTCCGCAGGGGTAACATAGTTGATATTATTAGCAATTTGAATGCTACCACCGGTAATAGGAATACTATAAGCAGTACCGCCACCACCGATGTTACCATCGATAGTAATAGTAGATAACTTATTAGTAATATAGCGGGTAACAGAGGCAGAAGACTTAGAAGTATAAGTACCCGCAACACCTCCAGTTAATGTACCAGTAGTAGCACCCGTAGTAACAACTGTAGCTGTTTTCTGTCTTAGTGCTGCGCCCTTGCCGGTCCATTGTACAGTAGCAATACCATCTAGACCGAAGTCAATAGACGCTTGATCAAGTACTGCGTTATCTACTACATAAGTAGTACTATCGATAACAATAACCAGACCAAAAGATAGTAGCTGATTAAGGTTAGAACGTGCAGTAGTAAGTTCTGTATATGCAGTATTACCTACTGCAGAATCAGTAGCAACTGCAGCATATTCATTCCATGCAGACTGTGTAAAGTTTACAGTAGGAGTAAACATTGCAATTGTAGCACCAGTAGCAGCAGCTGCAGAAGGAGCTGTTAAATACTGAGCAACTAGAGTAGTGGCTGAACTACTAGTAACTTTAAGAGGTCCATTTAGCTGACTAGCAAAAGCACCGATAACTCCACGCATAATATAAACGCTAGTAGGAGTTAGTACAGGGATACCTGCAGTACTGATAAGTGTTAGTACACCTGCAGTAGTAACTGTAGCTGTAGTAGCAGCAGTAGTCATAGTAACAGCTGCTACAGCAATTGGCTTATCATTAAATAACGCATTCCATAGATTTCCTTCGTCCGCGTGTACGGTACCTGAAAGATATGGGCGGATATACGTTGAGAACGAGAAATCTACAGGATTTAAAGCTGTATTAAAACTACGCTGACCACGAGCAGGTAAACCGCCGGATTCAGAAATAGTAATTACATCGTTCGCTACACCTTGCGAGAAAGAGAAACTATCAAGAATTGAGAGTTCTTGTGTACCTGCTGCAGTCAATGCTGCAACGTTTACGGTACTATTAGTTAGATCGGTTGTAAAATATACCTTACTATTACGTAAGAGATTGAATGTTGCCATAGATTTCTCCTGTGGTTGGATGAATCTACTAGATCTTTGCTAGATATTTATCTGCGTCAGTTTCGTAGATTACATAGAGCTGGCGGCCCTATTAAATTATCTGATAACGCACCTGGATAGAAATTTCCCCGATTGCGTAAGGCGCTAGTAGGCCTTCATCAGTAACAATAGAAGAAATTAAAATTTCTTCTGTAGAATACATATTTACTGAGTCGTACTCCAGCCTACGATTATCGTGTAGGACGTTTTCGATATCCTCTAGTAAATCTTCTAAAAGCTGTTGACTGAATTCGCCTTTAGTATAAACTTTCAGAGTAAGGTTAAGAAAACCCCATGTAAAATCTGAAGGTAGATACTCTCTTTGCTCGGACCCAGCTATTGTATAAATAGAAGGGAAATCTTTTGTTTCATCCCAAAACTTTAAGTACGGAAATGAATTATTAAATATATTTGACTTAAATGCAGTAGTACCATCAATAACTTTTAACTTTTCAGCAACTGCTTTTACTATACTAGTTCTTCTACTCATGATAATACTGCTCTCATTCTATTACCGACTATCGTAGCTGCTATTTCTCTAATACTTTTAGAGATTAGAAGCTTAGGATCTCGCGACCTAGGGTCTTGTTGCATTCCACCATCTGAGAAGGTACCGTAAGGGTTTCGCATATAAGAGTAAAAAGCGGTAATCATACCTTCTTTTGATTGCGACATACGATTAACTTCAGCAGACCCTGCAAAACGTCCAGACCTATAGTTTAGTACGTCTCTGCGTTCTCCAGTACCCATATTCCTACGAATTTGCTCTTGTAAGGAATTATTAATTAGAGTCTGTAAGGAGATAAGAGAAGTAAATTGACCCTTAATATTTCGTATAGGAGGTGCTTTATTACTTTTTATAACGGCAGCAGTGTCAGTAAGATTACCAGAAGCTTTATGCTTCTTTTGAACTTTGTGCGTATTATGCTTTTTTAGCTTACTAGAACTACTTGATAGAGTATTGGCAAATGCTTCTACTATATCTTCAATAATCGTATTAGAACCTTCTATCTTTTCAAAAGGCACTTTAGATAATTTTAAAGCTAAAGTGCCTTTTAATCTATTAAATATAGCTAATTCTTTAGTTGAAAAGGCTGCATTTAATTTTTGTCTATGTAGAGTTACTACTACGTAAAACTCCCCTAAAACATCTCGAGCTAGCTGAACTGCTTCTGGAGTAGTATTAGTAAAGGAGTAAGAGGCTTCTGCTTGAATAGCGTATAAATCTACTAAAGCTTTTTTAGCTTCTTGAACAATAATCGGATTATTTCTTTGTATACCTAATTCAAGTATACTAGCAAATTTTAACTCTAAAGGAGATATTAGATTCTCATTATCTGCAGTAGGAATATGACCAATATCGATCTTAGTACGACTAGTCTTTTTATAACTACCACTAGGTATGCCTTTTTTATTTAGTTCTTCTGTAATAATAGTAGATTGACCAAAACTAGTCTTTTCTAATCTAGGATCTTTACTAACATATTTAGTAACAAAGTTTCTAATAGCTTCAAAACTTCTAGCTATTAGGAATCTATTACTATCTCCACCATTAATATATAAAAAAGGTGCTATAGGGTTATCAAAATACCCTATAGGAATATCTTTTAGAGAAGTATATTTTCTAGTAGCTTTTTCATCTAATATCTCTACTAATACTCTATAAGCATTATTATATGCTTCTACGTGGGCTTTAGTATTTCTATAAACATTTACTTTTAAAGCCTCGTAAGATAGATCTAAGATAGTAATTCTTTTGTCTAGTTCTTCTCTAAAATCTTTAGAAAAGATATCACTAAGATCTTTATCTACTATAGATATAGCATCATTTAAAGATATTTTTGTAGCCATACTTTATCCGTAATAAGCAGTATGTAGGTCTAGTACTCTACGAATATGTGAAGGTAGACTTGTTGTAGTAATATATTCAATTTGAACAGAATTACTACCAATAGCTTTCTGAGAGTGTACCGCCGCTTCATTACGGATATAGTAACTAATCATATCAAAAATAGCTAGCTTTAAATCTTGAGGTAGTTCAGTATACCCTGCAGTATAAGATATTTTATAAGCATTAACTCTTTTATATCCTTGGTAGGGTGCTACTATTAATTCAATACTACCATTATCTGCATCAACAACGTAGTCTGTATACTCTACTAAAGCAGTATAAGTTTTACCATAATCATCTGAGAATTCTAAAGAACCAAATGTAAGTAGTGGAGTTTCTGTTAATAAAATAGTATTACTACCACCTCTATTAATATCTACTTTTTGTTCATCTACATAATCTAAGAAAGTACGTCTACATATACTTTTTACTAAATTGCTAACCTTAGGTATAAGCGAGTTAATAGTACCATCATTAGTAGTACTACTAATCCCATAATATGCTTTATACTCAGCTGCAGTTACTAAATCTAGTCCCATATAAATCCTTTATCTTTTCTTAGACCTCTTATGAAACCTAAGAAAAGATAGGGAACCGAAGTTCCCTATCTCTATATTACACAGCCCAGCGTAGGGTTGAAACTGAGTCACCAAGGTTAGTGGTAACACGAGTCATACCGGTACGTAGTGAAGCTACTAGAACACGACGTTGTGATTCAACAAGTTCTTGAGTATCGAAACGCAGACCACGTTGGTTACCTGCTAAGAAGTTACCTGGGGCGAAACATAGAGCACCAATGTTAGTGGTAGCAGTGTTAGCACCAGAAGCCTTAGTCGGGAATTCTGCAGACACAAGGACTGGAGTATTACCGATTGAACCAACTTGACCAGTTAGCAGAGTGGCCATAGGACCAACTTGCGCCATAGTCTGGAACGCGGTGTCATCTAGAAGATCGTAGTATACTTCGGTAGAAACTACGTATACTAGTTCTGCAGGATCAAGACCCCAAGCACCTAGATCCTTACGTAGTGAACGAAGGTTAGCGATAGAAGCGCCAGTATTAGCAGTACCGATTGATACGTTAACAGCTGAAGTCGCATCAAAGTTAGCAATACCCTTAACCGGATCTGCACCTGAACCAACACCTAGCAGATATGCACGGTCTACAGCACGAGCAAGACGACGTACCATAGCATCACGCACGATAGGCATAATGATAAGTAGCGAATCTTCTTCTTCTTCGTAGTTTAGGTATTCATTGGTAGCAACCTTATATGCATTAAGGGTGATTTCCTTAAGCAGGTGAGGTGAACCAACACCAGGAGTTTGGCCAGTAGTAGCAGTGGTGCTACCTGACGAAGCAGTAGTACCAAACTGAGCATTGGTAATCCAGCTAGCAAGACCAGCTTCAGGATTCACAGGCAGAGTCATAACGTTAGTCTGCATGTTAACTGCGCGTACAAGCGGAGCAACAACTAGACGACGACGAACTTCTTGTTCCATGTTTAGTGAAACTTCCAGTTCCCAGGTAGCTGAAGGCATGTGTTGACCAACCTTTTCAACCAATTGCTGGCCGAAACGGGTACCTGTCAAACCCTTACCGCTAACCTTACCTAGCAGAACAGCGGTTTCGCGATCTGCATAGCTTGAGTCAGTGCGCTGACCCTTATCGCCGAACTGCATCTTACTATTACGCATAGCTTCTAGTTCAGCTGACTTTTCACGCATTGCACTTTCAAGACCAGCTAGTGCACTCTTTTGCACAGCGGCTTGATCAGCAAAACGCTTTTCAATATCTGCAAGTAGACGTTCAGCACCGGTATCGACGGTCTTAACGCTAGCTTCAACAGCGGATTTAATCTTAGCTTCAAGATCAGACTGAGCCTTAGCAACCGTAGCAGCTTCTTCAGCAGCCTTAGCTTGTGCGGCTAGTAGACGTGTAGTAGCTTGTTCAGCAGCATTAGCAGCAGCTTCGGCAAGCATCTTTTGGATTTCTTCTGGATTCATTTTCCATTCCTTTTGGGTTGTGCTTTTTGCATCCGTAGTGGATTCTTGCCCTTTAGCTGAAGTGCCTTTGGGTGCAAATTGCTCTCTAAACTTCTTACATTCTTCGTCGCTAGCAAAAGATTTTGATAGGTTGAAAAGTGTATTTTGATTGCAGGGGACCGAAACTACAGAAATCTCCATTAATTCGATTTCTTTAATTAAGAACACCTCAGCAGCTGAATTGTACTCAGCATCGACAATTCTAAAGCCGATACTAAATGCAGTTACTACCTTGTCTTTAACAAGGTTAAAGATCTCAGCGGCTGCCGAGATTCGTGCTTTAATCCATAGGCCTTTGTTATCAATCTTATGTTCTACCATTCTACCAATTGGATCATCATAATCATGATTGGCTAAAATAATAGGATTATTAAGATAGTTTTTGATGCCTTTTTCCCAGGCGATAGTAGAAACTACATCTCCTGCTCTGTCTACATCATTGGTACTTGCGTAACCTTCGATAAATACAGATTCAATAACATCCGTAGCGGAAGGCAGCTCTTCAGAACTACCATCTTTTACAACAAAAGCACTAGATAGATATAATACTTTATCTTTCATAGTACTCCTTATTTATTTGGTGCAGGCTTTTCGCCACCAGGACCTGGTGGTTTAGGTGGCGCACCTCCTACGCTGGGGTTAGCAGCAGAGCCTGCAATATTTGCAGGTACTCTTAGTTCATCACCTCCCGGCTTAGGCTCATAGCGTAATTCAGTACGGGCTTCATTTGGGGTAAGAACTCCACCATTTACTAGCGTAGTATGATATGCAGCTACATCTTTCATTTCAGGCTGTAGTGCGGAAACATTAGAAGTTACTGGAGATACATCATACCCAAAATATCTTTCTATTGCAGAAGTATACTTATTTACAATAGGCATTATGGTTTCTAAATAAAACAAACGCAAATTAGGAGAAATATTAGCATTATTACCGCCGTCCATTAAGACAGGAGGTACTCCTAGCGCTTTTAGAATCTTAGTATCATGAGTATGGATGCTTGTATCAAAGTCCATCTCTTTAAACGATTCTTGTAGCCCTGCAAAAGGTTTTAGTCCGCTATCCAGAATCATCGGACGCTTTGCTCCGTTCTTGGGACTGTACTTCGATTGCCAGTTAGCTATAGTTCTATCCTTAGCTACTTGGCTAAGGGTATTATCTGTAGTAATAATTAATCCAGTTATAGCGCCATTCTCAAAGAATTGGTCTTGAAAAGTCTGCATCTTATATAAGATTTTAATAGTTCTATCCGCAGCTGCTAGTCTACTAGTGCCACGATAAATAGAAATACTACTTAAATCTTTTACGTGTATAATTTCTTCTGGCTTAAATAGAATAGTTCTATTATAAGTATAACCGCTAATAAAAGTTATAGGATCTGTTTCAATCGTAACTCTAGTAGCAGGTAGATGGTATAAGAATACACCATCAAAATAAATAAATATATTACCTTCTAGAATGAAGTCGGTAAATATATTATTACGAAACTCTTGTGCAGACTGGTGAGGATTAGGACGAAAATTTAAAAGATTCGCGATCGTCTTTTGTCTAATACCATTAGCAATACCGTCGTTCTTTTTATCTTTAATATCGTAATCTAAGCTAGCACATGCACTAACAATCATATTAGTGCCTCGATTAACTGCTTCAAGTTTATCAAATGCCTGATTATAAGATATCAGCGCATCCGTATTAATGAATAGTCCTTGCTCACGACTAATCATAGCCTGTGCTGGATTTAACTTTTCTTCAATATCGCCTTGAGCAGGAAACCATGTTCGTGGATCATACCATGTCATGTTTATCCTTTAATAGAATCGCGCAAAATGCCTTACTAAGGAGGCAGCTTTTACAGGTTCATACACCTGCTTAGGCGGTGCATTTTCTTTCTCATCTAGTAGCGCTTTGATATTAGGAGAAACGTATCCTGGCTCATATACAACAGGCTTAAGTAACATCCCAGAGTCTACTACTTCGACTAACGGTACACCCTGTTCAGCCCACTTGGTCTTTTGACGCTCAATCCAGATACCTTGTTTACTAGCGGATAATAAACTAGGAGATTTTCCATATACACCATGTAAATCCACATGGTGTGAATTACATAAAGTGTATACATCATTATATATTTCTTTATGGTATGTAGCAATGAATTCGTCACGTACTTCGACAATACCTTCATCCGTAGAAATATCATAACCCATTTTATATGCCCACTCCGTCAGTAGGAGAGTCATAGAGTGAGTATGATGTAATTCTAGGTCAACTGTAGAGCCGCATATATAACAAGTGTCCTTCTTATTATATGCTGCTTTTGCCTTATCTCGTACCCATTTAACTGGTATACGTTTATTTCCCGTGTTACGTGCCATTATTTATACCAATTTTTGGAATTTCCTTATTATATCATGCAGGCATACCTAAGTCAATACTCAAATTTATGATGGTATAGTACAAAGAAAAAGCCCTTATACCGTAAGATATAAGGGCTTTTGCTAGCGTAAATTAAATAGACGTTTATACCAGGGCTTGTTAATTTCTGCTAGTAGTAAAATTACTTGCGAAGATAGCTGTTCGTTCTCTTCTGTAAGCTCATTAATACTTTCACTACTAGAGATAAGACCTGCTGTAAGTGTAGAAACCTTTTGTTCTATATCATATTTGATTTCTTCTAAAGTACGATCCTGAGCTAAAAAGTTATTTTCCTCTCTTAGTTCAATACTATCTTGCTTTAGTTCTGTTACTTCTGCTACTAGTTTTTCGTATTGTTTACAAATATCTACTAAAGATTTTTTAGACAGTTCATCTAAAGTAGAAGTAAGTTCCATCTCAATTCCATTTGGGAAAGGATTGTCAGGAATTACTGTATTAAGGGACTTAGGTCCATTATACATATTAATAAATAATGCTTCTAATACATTTAAATGATTAGGATGGCATATAAAAATCGTCTCCGCTTTAGGAACCCCGTACTTATCAAAAGCACATTGCATAAGGTCAGAGTGTTTTCCCTTTACAAAGCTAGTAGCATGCTGGCGCATACGTTGTTCGATATTGACGGATTTACCTATATAAGTAGCCCCGTCAGGAAATGTAAGTTTATAAATACCAGATGTCATAGTGTATATGTATATAGAGCGTAGCGTATTGCATCCGCCATGTGGGAAAAGTCGTCATGTACTGGTTTTTCTTTAGCCAATGTATCACGTGTATCCCATTGGTATTGGTCAAACATTTCAATAGTATGTATGCAGCTAGGGTCAACTAGAAGGCGCTTTTGTTCTAGTAAAGTCTGAACATATGCGATACCAGGTAGTACGTCTTTCTTAGCTTTAGTAGTAGATACATCATAGCTATAAGCTAAGTCGCTAGCAAACTGTGCTGCTGCAGAGTCAATAAAAATGGACTCTACTCCATACTTAGCAGTAAATTCTGTAAAGAATGCAGCATGTTCTGCAGTAACACTTTCTGCTTTTAAATACTCGTCCATAATATGGAAAACATCAGTTATTGGATTATACGCAATAACTACAAAAGCAGTAGGATCTTTATATCCTGGATCTAGTCCTGCAATGAATTCCATTTCTGGAATGCGTTCGAATATAACAATTTGTGATTCTGGTAACTTGTAAATCTGACCCTCGAAGCTAACAAAGCTCGCCATGTATTCTTGCTCAAATTCGGCAGCAGACATAGAAAGTCTAGCTTCTTGTACGTCTTTCTCAGCCATGCGCTTATTTTCGGTCCAGTCAGCGTGTAGCGAAATCCATTGAGGATACTCAAGACTAAAACCACGTAGCCAGAACTTAGAGAACCAGTTGTTTTTACCACGAGGTGTAGAAATAAAGATTGCTTTAGCAGTAGGCCTATCTAGGGTAGGTCTTAAACTAACATTAAATGCTTCTAGTCCGTCTCTACCTAGCGCAGCTTCGTCAAAGATAATAAGGTCATAGCTACGCCCAACACAGGAGTCTACTGTAGATAAAGAGCCCATTCTAATAGTTGATCCATTAGATAGTTCAATAATCTTATCTTTAACATTGTCTTTATCTAGTTCAACATCGAATTGTTTCAAGAATCGACGCTGTAGATCAAAACTAATACTCGATAGAGTATAGTTAGGAGACATGATCAGTACATTAGAGTTAGGTATTAAAGTAACTAGCTGACCAATAATATTGGTCATAAAAGTTTTACCTAAGCGTCTAGATAATGCAGCACAAATAAAACGATAGTCTGGATTATTAACAGCATTGATTAATGCTATCTGAGGTGCATTAAGTTCTTCAGCAACTGATTTACCTCCCCATTGCAAAATACTTAAGTAATTAGCAATGGGGAGTTTAATAAACCTAGTATCAAAATCGTACTCAGTTATTACTTCACTCGATATTCCCGGTCTTGAAATTGTTAACATAAGTAGCTATATCCTTATCCCATTTGGTAAAGGGAAACGACGCCGCCCTACCTTCCAGCTTTTTCTTTACAGTACTAAATACTTGCTTCCAGTCACCTGGATTACGAATAACCTTAACGCTAGGATACCAGATATTATCCTCACACATTGAATCATTACCCCATCTAAAATCAGTTTCGATTAAAGGCTGCAATAGCCAAGTCTCTACCCCTAAACTGCCTGCCATATGTGCTATAGAAGTATCCACTGTAATTAGTAAATCTAGTCCTAGCAATGCAGAAGCAGTAGCATCCCAACCTTTATTAACAGTATTTAAAGCAGTTAACCCACGAATGCTTTTCTCTCTAAAGGTATACAACTTAACCCTAGGTAAACTAAGGTTATCTAGAAATACATCAGGAGTAATACTACGGTTAAGATTATTACTATGGGTAGTAGACCCAGCCCACTCCACACCAACATTAAACCTATCAGTACTAAATTTATCGGCACTAAACTTTCCACGTAACCACTCCCCATCTACTAGCCCAAAAATACCCGCTAAGCCACAGATAGGAGTACCGAATTCAGCCCCAGAATCTGCTGCAACTCGGCAAGTTTTAAAGTCGCTAAATATACAATCTAACATAACATGACATTGTACCCATACTTCATCAAAGAATGCGCGCAAACACTTAACATACCTACCCCACATTAACTTATCACCTAAACCTTGTTCAGCTAAAACACAGATACTACGTCCTCGTTTAACTCCGTCCCACATAGGTAGTGATTTTTCAATAGGTACTGGATTAGATCTAATAAATCTATAGTCGTAACACTTCCATGCTAGTTCTAAATCTACTTCTTGTCTAGAGCTATATTTACGTAGTAATGCTGAAGCATAGTTCCACGTAGCATCTGCTAGATTAGGATTAACAACTAAAGCCTTTTTATAGTATTCTATTGCTAAGTCGTCATTACCAGTGGCATAATAATACAAGCCCATATTACTAATCCCGAGATCAAAGTTTCCAAACTTCCCATGGGCATTAGGTACACTAGTCTGTATAGCCTTATCATAGCATTTTTTAGCATTAACATAATCACCTTTAGCTTTATAACAATTACCTAGATTTAACCACAATTCCTTAAAGTCATCTACTTTTGTTGCGCGCTTTAAAAACTGCATACCTTTATCGATATTGCCAGCCATTAGGTACTTTGTACCTTTATTATAATCGTTGAAATCAAACATTGCCTTGCCTAATGATTCTCTCTAGTAGTTGTGAATAATTTGATGCAGGCGTTGCAGGTTCAGCACCGACTGCGGGAGGGTTTTCATTATTGATCTGAATATTTGTCTGAGTCTTGGGGGCTCTACTAATTCTTAATTTTTCTAGTTCAATTTCTTTAGCCATTAGTTCCATAGTCATCTTATGGCTAAGGGCCATAATATCTAGAATATCTTTACCCGACCCTAGGCCTGACTCGTCCATTTCCTCAAACTTCTTAGATAAAATTGCATCCATAGCTAGACGCATCTTAAATCTATTGTTAAAGCCTAGGTCCATAAATACATTATCTATATAAGCACGTACTTCTCTACGCCCTAGGAGCTGCATTACGGTTTCTGGAGCAATGCCGAGCTCGGAAGCTACTTTCATTTTATCCTGTACCTGAAGATAGCAGTTGGCTACCTCTAACGCTTCGGGACTTATATCTAGCACTTCTGCAGGATGGGTGGTTGCTAACTGTGTCATATCTTCTTCTAATTATGGTAAGATGCTATCATTATAGCACTGAGGACTTGGAGTTGCAAGTGTGAAATTTTAGTGGGGATACTTTGGTTACTGCAATTATTGCAATTACTGCTAGTTACTGCATTTATCTGCACTTATCTGCATACAAATGTTTTTAAGAGCGTATTTTCCCAAAAATACCGCATGTGGGTGGGCCTAGCTATTAGGGCGATACCGGGGGTCTAAGAACCGCCCCACCCCCATTGTACCAGTCAAATTGGCCCCGCGTCAATGGTTGTTACACTTAATTACGTATGTAAAGATGCTTGTATTCCTGGCCGATCTATGCTAGCGAATAACCCTACAGATTGATAGGGTATAGAATTTTGTTCTTGCTTTCTTGATCTCGTTAGCGCATAATACATACATGGGTTGAGAGAGATATGCAATACAAACCTCTGCAAATCTTCTCTTGACTCTGACGCTCTAAAGCCTTATACTATATATCTGGATTGAAAAGCGTTTTTGATTCTCCACTGCAACCTATCGTTAATTTAAAGGAATACGATCATGGCAACCGAAAAGACTGTTAAGCCCGTTAACTATACCCCCGAGCAAACTGCTGCAATGGTGGCTGCATATATTGCAAACCCCACAAAGGAAACTGTTGATACTCTTGCTGTAGAGTATAGCAAGACCTCACGCAGCATTATCGCTAAGCTCTCACGTGAAGGCGTGTATAAGGCTAAGGAATATGCCACTAAGGTTGGCGAGCCTGTTATTAAGAAGGATGCGGCTGCTGATGAATTGGCTGCACTGGTGGGGCTTACTGAGGCAGAAGCCGATAGCCTTACTAAGGCGAATAAGACCGCGCTTATCAAGCTGCGTGATCATATCGTTACCCTGCAAGCTGCATTCGATGCGGTTGATGCTATGGAAGATACTCCCGAGTAAGTAACACATACTATGCCTGTGATCCAGGTATAGTATGCTGCATTTTTGCGCCAATTATACCACGTAAAATGGGGCCACGTCAATAGCTGCACATGTAACAATGTGTTAGATGTGTAACAACGTGTAACAGTTAAAAATTTGTTCCCCTAGGCATGCACAACAGGCAAAAGGCATGTATACTAAAGCCTAGGCAGAAACGAAACAAGGAACGCAAAATGAACCGCTCTGAATCTTACGCTTGCACACAAATGCAAATCGCTGCTAAGCCTGTACAAAACGTGCCTAGCTGGCAAAAGCCTGCTCCTACACGTGAAGTTAAGAAGCCTGTTTCGATTCTTGCTAAGATTTTTGGTAAGAAGTAATTTAACCCTGTAACTTTAAGGATATATCATGGACCGCAATATCGCTAATTCCCTTCTGGTTTCTTTCCTTATGAACGATACACCGATGAATAACGCACGTATTGTGCGAGATCTGGCTGCTAAGTATCCAGCAATTCTGTGCGAATTGCTGGAATTGACGGATACTGCCCCTGCACCTACAGTTAGCGGTGAAGAATCTCTACGCAATACGCGTTACGCTCTGGCTGAAGATGCGGGTAATACTTTCGATGATTTGCGCGATATGGATAACTTCGATCGTTATCATAAGATCGAAGATCTGTGCCGTAATGAAAAGGTGCGTGCCATTAAAACCGTGCGTATATTTACGGGTTTGGGTTTGAAGGAGTCAAAAGATATTGCGGATAATATCCAGAGTTTTTCCTTTGGTTCAGGTCTTATGGTGGATAAGACTAGCCAAGAAGCCATTGACTTGTTTAACGAGTATTTCCGCTAAACTCTGATCCATACTATGCTGCATTTTGCAGCATAGTATGCTGCATTTTTGCGCCAATTATACCACGTATAATTGGTACGTGTCAATAGGCCTGGTTGTAACAACCTGTAAATTTTGTAACAGCATGTAAAAAGCCAAAATTCTGCTCGATTCAACATAAATACAACACCACCTGGGCGAAAAGCTCATATAATGAATTCAACGCAGCAAACAACGGAAAGCAAAAAATGATCGATCTTATCAACGGCTCACCCGAAGTGATCGAATCTAATGATGCTGCGGTTTGGGAATTGTGGGATTCTGTTGTGTCTGAGCTTGATTCTAAGGAGTGATTAAAATGTCGCAAACCCTTACTTTGCTTAATGCCCTATTTGTTAAAAAGGCTGCCGATCATGGTTACAAGCCTGCACAAATGGTGCCTATGATTTGTCCCAATACTGCGCATAGTTGGGCAAAAAGTATTATTAAAGGTGAAAAGATTCTCGGTCTTACCATCCTGCCGAATAACAAAGTTACTCCAATTCTGCGTTAATATCATGTTAGCCCTAACCATTATATGCGTCACAGGGCTAGCCTTTACTCCCCTGCTAATTGTTATTTGGCTATATAAAGGACTTTAAAATGTCTGCAATTATTTTCCTGTTTTTCGTTAACCCTGTCACTCTGGCAATTGCTGCCGGTATGATTCAGGGCTGGAATGATCCCATAATTGTCGACTGTAATGGTGAGGTGGAATATGCGTAAGCGTTTTGAAATTAGATTCTGTAACGGTAACGTGCAGTTTATTCGTTCGGCTTTTCCTTTGGTTACCTTGCAAGCTATTTACCGCGATGCTAAGGTTTCTGCCCTTGACGAAAATGGGGATTATCTGTAATGGCTAGGTTTAATGAAAGTATTATATTAGCTGGTGGAGCATATGGTAGGGATGCTAACGAGGCAGATTGGAAAGCAGGAAAAGATTTCCATATTATGTGCGGCCCTTACTTTTCAATTCGTGATCTGCCTACAATAAAGGCCGAAGGCAATAAACAAATTGTATTCCTGACTAAAACAGGGTACACGGCGTTTATTATAGATATTGAATAAGGAGATACTAATAAGGAGATACTAATAAGGGTAAACCCTTATTTGCGCCAATATTATAGCATATAATATTGGACCCTGTCAAGGGCCGCAGGTGTAACAATGTGTTAGGTGTGTAACAGCAAGTAACAGTCCTGGAAACCCTCAAATTCAGCGTAAATACAACACTTCCTGGTTGAAAAACTCATATAATGAAGCCTAGGCAGAACGAAACGAAAGCGCAAAATGTACTTCTCTGGCAAGCCCTTCGAGTTTATTTTTAGCACTGGTCGTGAATACGATACTATGCAAACTTTGGTAGTTCGTGGCGAGCTTATCGCAGCATTTGACGATGGGTATTGCCATAGTTATCGTGTCGAATTTGTTGATACTGCTAGACAAATTTCTGGTTATATTCCCGAAATGCTGGTTTTTGAATTTGAAACCGAGCGTGATATTTGTATAGATGTTTTGGCGTATTATGATGCCGGCATGTACAAACTGAGCTAAGATAATGACACGCACAGAAATGCAGGTTAAGATTGAAAAACAGGTTGCAATACTTTGGGCAAAGTATTGCAAGATTTTCGGCATTTCAAACCCTATGCCGATTATCAAATTAAATGGTAGACTTACCCGCACATGGGGCTATTGTACATATGAGGATAATAAAATTGATCTATCGGTTAATGCATTAACCGAGCATTGGAATTTTATGGTAAAGGATGTTTTGCCACATGAGTTGGCACACCAACTAACTTATATTAAATACCCTGAGGCAATTAATTGTAAGCCTTGCAGACATCATGGTAGCGAATGGCAGAGTGTAATGCAGGCCATTGGCGAAACTCCTTCACGATTTCAGGACGTAAAATAATGCTTAATATCCTTGGTTGGTTTGGCACAGTAACTTCGGTTATTGGATCATTTGTTGTGTCGTTCGGTTTCATGTTTCCGGGCTTTATACTGTTTTCGTTGGGTTCGATTAGTTGGCTCGCAGTCGCATACTACCGCAAAGACAAAGCGCTATTTACCCTGAATTTCTGTTTTTTCGTCGCTAATATTATCGGCCTTGTGAGGAATTTCTAAAATTGGCCTCTGTCAAGGAACCTGGTTGTAACAATGTGTGAGATGTGTAACAGGGTGTAATATTCAAAAATAACTGCTAGGGCATAGGCACAAAGGGCAAAACATAGTTATACTATAGGCTAAGCAGACAGGAACACGAAATGAAAAACACCTACCACATCACATCGCAAGCCGCAGGGTTTACGCGGGTAACGGCTGTTAAGGCATCAAGTGAAAAGGCTGCATTGGCAAGCATTAAGCGGCAATATCCGCATGATGTTATTATCTCGATTTTTCAAGGCTAAACTAAAATGGCATCAATTAAGCGTTTCACGATTTATGACATGGATGGAACTATCGTCGATAGTTCACATCGTTATCGCACACAAATTGGCGTTAATAATAAGGTGGCAATTGATCTGCAACACTGGCGAGATAATCAACATTTGGCAATGCTGGACCAACTGTTGCCACTAGCCGAACAATATAAACTCGATCTGGCAGATCCCGAGTGTTATGTGGTAATTGCTACGGCCCGCGTTATGAACGAGCCCGACTGGCAGTTTGTGCGCGAAGTATTAGGCGAGCCTGATTATTTTATCTCACGAAAAGAAGGCGATTCTCAATCGGGCAAAACCTTGAAAATCAACGGCTTGCAAAAGTTTTTCAATCTCAAGAATTTTAAAGGAGTTTCCGCAGTATTTTACGAAGATAACGTCGAGTATCTTAAGGCAGTTTGCGATCACTTTGGCATTACCGGCGTTTATATTCCATCAGTTCAGGGGCATTAATTAAAGGGCTTAGGCCCTTTTAAAAGGAAACTAAAATGCAATGGCTGGATGCATTCTATGAGGCAGTAAATGAGCATAGGCATTTTAATATGCTGCTCGGATATGGCAAAATTGGGGATTACTTTTAAGGCATAATATGATTTGGATACTTGGTATTATTCTTGTGTTGGGTTTCATTTCTATAATCGAGATTTTGCTATATCTTGATTATAAATCATGCAAAGGCTGTGGACAAGGATATTAAAAATGTATAAACGATATTCTATTTGTGGATTATGTGGGTGGAATAGGGGGCACGATTACGGATGTCCAAACGACTGGTAATTTATACTAATAAGGGTTTGCCCTTATTAGTATATTTGCGCCAATTATACCACGTATAATTGGACCGTGAGTGTAACAGATCGTAAACTTTGTAACAGGGTGTAATAGTCAAAAATAACACCTGGGGCGTAGGCACAAGGCATCGAAACCATGTATACTAAAGCCTAGGCAGAAACGAAACGAAAGCGCAAAATGATCCGATTCACTACACTCTCGCTCGAAGATAATAAAATCGTTGATTTTATCGCGGTTTCCGTGGCTGATGCGATGCGCACAGTTTATCTGAACCATTATAAATGTCTTATTCGTTGCAAAAACGATAAAAACTGGACATACTCAGAAACAATTATGGAATATAAGGCAGAAGGGTATTAAATAGTTAAATCGTATAATAACTGTTCATTTAATTAACCTGCGAATTCCGGCAGTATCCGGTAATAAAGTATATATGGCAAAAAAGCAATTTTTTCTAGTTATTGACACTGAAACCACGATGGAAAACACCGTGGCTGATTTTGGTGCGATTATTATCGACCGTAACGGTACGATTCATAATCAATGCGCAGTAATGGTAAAAGACCATTATGGTAAGTTTGAATTGTTTCACGATAAGGCTGCAAATGATATTTGGGGTTATGGTGGACTGGAAAAGCGCAAGGCTAACTATGTCGAAATGTTGAATTCTGGCCGCCGGATGTTGGCTAGCGTCAATGCCATTAATAAATGGCTGCAGCAAGCAATGGGTAAATATAACCCTGAATTGACTGCCTATAATCTGGCCTTCGATAAGGATAAATGCGAAAAAACAGGAATTGACGTTACAGGCTTTTCTAACTCCTTTTGTTTGTGGCAAGCCGCAGTTGGCAATATCTGCAACACAAAAAAGTTCCGTGAATTTGTTCTAATGAATCACGCATTTAATGATGCCACTAAGTTTGGAAATATGACATTTCAAACTAATGCAGAAGTTGTTTGCGGGTTTCTAAAAGGTGAGATTATCGACGAACCACATACGGCATTGGAAGATGCTCGCGATTTTGAATCCCCCATTTTGCAGCATATTCTTAAGAAACGCGACTGGAAAGAAAAGATTACCCCCTATAACTGGCGCACACATCAAGTAAAAGATCATTTTATTGCCAAGTAATTAAAGGCTAGCCCGAAAGGGTTAGAATATAATATGGACGAACTAACATTCTTTTGTGCGATACTCGACGATACGATTAAACTAAAGCGTAAGCCTAAAGTAAGACAGTTTAAGCGTAAACCTTTATTGCTCGAAGGCGTAGTATGTGAGGGTCTATATCATGGCACGTACAATCGAAACGGAAAGCCTATGCACAGAATTAGTATCTGTGCAGGACCGACGGGTGAACATCTGTTTGCAGTATTAGCGCATGAGTATATGCACGCATGGCAAATGGAAAATGAACCAAACTCTGATTTAGGACATACTGCCGACGAAAATGTTTATTTTAAACTAATGCGTTTCTGGATTATTCAAGAATTCGATATTGATCCTGAGGGATGGTATTAAAAAGGGCTTTGAAAACGGTAGTCGAAGGTATTAGCCAGGAATACTAATAAGGGTAAACCCTTATTAGTATGCGCCAATATTATAGCATATAATATTGCCCCCTGTCAAGAGGGTAGGTTGTAACAACGTGTGAGAAGTGTAACAGGATGAAACAGTCCTGGTCGAATGGCAAATTCATGCAAAATACAACACTTCCTGGGCGAAATGTGGTTATACTAGAGGCTAAGCAAACGCAAACACAAAGAAAGCAAAGACCAACAAAAATAGTCAGGTAAACAAAAATAAGGCTTGACACGCAAAACAAAAAGCCCTAAAATAGAGTCTAGACGGAAAGAAAGGCAAACGACGAAAATAGCGCAAAGGTCGATAGCGGGTAAGCAAATCGACCACTCTAGCAAAACAGGTTTACAAAAAATCACTTGAGTTTGCTAGGTTTATGAGTTAGAATGAATTTCCCTGTTAAATGTTACTCCTCAAAGGATGTTGAAAAATGACTGCTACCACTACCAAGACCGTTAAGGCCGTTAACTACACTGCCGAACAAACTGTCGCAATGGTTGCCGCTTATGTCGCGGCTCCCACTAAGGAAACTGTCGAAACTCTCGCCGTTAGTATGGGCAAGACTGTTCGTAGTATCGTTGCCAAACTGAGCCGCGAAAAGGTTTACGTTGCAAAGGAATACACCAGTAAGACTGGCGAAAAGGTCGAAAAGAAGGATACCACTGCTGATGCGATCGGTGCTGTTCTGCGTCTGAGCGAGGCCGATATTGAATCGCTCACGAAGGCGAATAAGTCGGCACTACGTGCCATCTTTGTGGCGCTTGCGTCCAGCAAGCCGATTAACGACTAATCGGTGAAACCCTGAAAAGGGTTTCCAAAGGGCATATTATAACCCTTTGGAAACTGTTTTCCCCTGTCACTTAAACTCTGAGGTATTTAAAATGTCACGTTCTATCCTGAATGTTTACCAAGCCGAACAACTGCAACAATTGCGAGCCATGCAGTTGTCGACTCTGGTATTTTTCCAGCCCGAATATGGGGTTACTATTGTGGTCGAAACTCCGGCTAGTGATTCCGAAGTTAATACGGCTCGTTTCGGTGTTGCACTGTGCTCACCTAACGAGGATATGTTTAATGCCGAAGTTGGCGAGTATAACGCGCGTAAGCGTTTGTATTGTGGCGAAGTTTCTGTCACAGTTATTCGTGACGACTGGGCTAACTGGGCTGAATCTCTCGCCTTTGCTGTCGGTTATGGCATGTAATTAGTTAGATACTGCCTCCGGAGTAAGGGATTAGTTAGCCGAGCTATTTAAGTTATAGCAAACCGAAGCGAAACGCACAAACCTAGGCAGTTTTCCATACTTAGTATGGGCAGAGCCCACATAATATAATTATATTATGTGGGTTTTTTGCGCTTACATTCTGTTACACTTTAGTTCTTGACAGCCACGAAAATTTGTGGTATAATTTTGGCGCAAAATTTGTAACAAATTTTGCGCCATTATTGTAACATACAATAATGTTCCACGTCAAGTCCTGGACGATTGTAAATTCCTATGGTAGTCTACTTTTTCTATAGTCTTTTACAATGCAAATTTGTTCACCTGGATGCGCACAAGGGGCAAAATGTGGTTATACTAAAGCCTAGGCAGAAACGAAACAAGGAACCAAAATGATCATCTTTGCAGCTAGCGTCAGAAATGGCCGTGGTCAAATCGTCGGATGTGAAATGGCTCTGAAAGGTGAAATCTATATGGTTGTTTTCGGTGGCAAACTGGTGTTCAATAGCTATGATTACGGGCAAGCCGAGCGCAATTATCTGGCTTGGGTTAATGGTACGGTGGATTAATAGGTGTATATCATGACTAAATTTCCTGAATTCGTTACCCGCTCAGAATTGAAACGTATTGTATACGCTGCACGCGTGGATGGACAAAGGCCCGGGCAATCTGTGTGCAATCGATATATGCTAGATAGCCCCTTAGATAACTTCATTTGGGAAATGAAGGATATTGATCTAGTAATTGCTGCAATTTTCAATTGGTATCAAGAGGAATATCATGCCTGAAATGTTCTACCCTGTTGATCGTGCCATTAGCGAGAATGGTTATCAATTAGACGTTTGCCGTTTACCTGTTGCAGTTGTGCAGGAACTAAACTCGCAAATGAATATGAATCTGCATGACGAAGAACAAGACTTCGATACTGATGATGGATTGACCGACATGATGACGGTCATATCCGATGCCGATTTGTTTGCTTATCTACACCCCGAAGGATTCTAAAATGTTTATCTGCCTTTATGCCGATCATAATAACGTCCAGCTTCACGGCATCGGTGCAACCCCTGATGATGCATATAATACTGGAGAGTTTGAGGTAAACGATATTCCTCGCGCGGAATGCGTATTCTATGAAACGAAATATGAAAAGCCTGCGACTATTCGCATTATCCCTGAACAAATCGTTTTGGTCTAAGGGAAAAATTAGATTGAAACTGGCCCGCAAGGGCCTTTTTTACGTCTGTACTATACTAATAAGGGTAAACCCTTATTAGTATTTTATTTGCGCCAATTATACCACGTATAATTGGGCCGTAGCAAGCTGTTTTACATGCTGTTACATCTACTGCGCAAATTTCCCAATCGACTTTGTAACAATGTGTAAAACCGCTGGACACGTGCCTGAGCGACGTGGTATAATAAAAGTAGGTGTATACTACGCTAAGCTGCCCAAGCAGCGCCAGTGCTAAAGCTAGTCAAGTGCAAAACTGATTATGTGCCGCAGGGTCGACCTATCGTGTCAAGTGCAAAAATGAAGTCTTGAAAAATTTTTTGAAAAATATTATAATTTCATCTTGAAATCGAAAAGTAATTCAACCTAACCAAACCAACGATTATGTAATTAACCAAACCTTAAATTGACGTAAATTTGCTATACAATAATATTTCGTACATCAACATACCGGCGAAAATCCTGGCTTGAATCGCGAAGTGTTCTGAGTTATAATAGATTCATCGGTTGGGAAAGCAATTCAAATAAGAAGATGGACAGAGAAACGAAATTTTTTACTTGTTTGCCAACTGAATTTGTTATATAATATATGTATGGAATGCGGGTGTAATGCGCTGCTGAAGAATGCAATTGCTTCGGCTATATTACTTAATTGACGGGAATTCGTCGAAAGCGGAGCGTCAGCCCACTAGTATTTTTTAGTTGTTTGTTCAAGCATTTGCTAGAACAAGTGGTTACATGATTGTAGCTAGATTACTTCCAGCGACGATGAGATGATTTTCAGTCTGCGTTCTACCTTCTAGGGTTTGGACACCAGTGCCTTGATTCAATATAGCGTTCCTAGGCTGTAACGTGCGAAAGTATAACGTCTTGGACAAACAACTAAAGTGTACTAACTAAATAAGTACTAGGCCGGGAGTAAGTAAGTCCAAATGTTTTTGTTAAAACAGAAGGCATAACATACTGGAAAGTCAAATGTTAGTACACCTCTTAACCTTCTGACGAGCTAGTGCAAATCTAGCGAAACTCTAGGGTCCCGTAAGCTGTTGCTGGTACAATTCCCAAGTACCACCAGCTTGCGACCTAGGGTCAAGGTTCTCGACAAATAGATCCAATCCTCCTATCGAGAGCATTCTGAGGATTGGTAGCATAACAAGGATAAGCGTTGTTATGTGGTCGTATAGCTTCTTGCAGGATTGGTATACCTGCTTGTACACATTAACCTATTCTTGGCCTGTAGTTACTTGCAGGAGCAGGTAGGGTGACTTAGGGACTGATCCCCCTAACGATCGAAGGAAGCATATCCTATGAACGTCTGAGATTGCTAGAAACTTTACCTACCTATATGCTTAGGCTGTATTAGACAAGTTTCTAGAATAGTAAGATACGTTTCTACAAGCAGCCGGTGCAGACCTAACCAGTAGCAGCCGTTCCAAAAAAGTTGGTAACTTTCTAAGCCCCTATATCGCAAGGTATAGGGGCTTTAGTTTTGCCCATACTTTTCTAAATTACTCAAGTCTATACCCCTAGTACTCAAGTCTATACCTCCTGCACCTTAGTCTGTTTTTAGCCAGCTTGCTGCGCCAATTTTACAGTGCTAAAGTGATTTTTGTCAAGTGCAGAGTTCTAATCCTTTTCGGAAACGACGAAACCCACCAACATACAAAGTATGGGCGGGATGCAAGTGCGTATACGCTGGACGGACTAGGGCACGGAAGCTGCAACGTCAAGACGGAGCTATAGTGCTAAAATTACTCAAATAGGTAGGGTGTCTTAATT